GATGGCAATCAAGAATCTGATACTGACGAATATATGGGGGTAAAAGATAAAGCCATTAAAAATTCATTGAAAATGGAGGACAGTGATTTCGAATTTAAAACTTGTGATAATTGTTCAGGTAAATTAACACCACACGTTAAAGAAGACTGTCAACGATGTGCAAAACATGAATCAGCAAAACCTGATTATTTAGATTTCGATAAAGATGGAGATACCGATGAACCAATGAAAGATGCATTAGCAGAAGATGGTGAAATTGTTGAACATACAATTACATTTACTGACGACGATATGAAATCGTTCCACAAAACGGGTAAAGTAATAAAAAAAGACCCGGACGGCAAAGAGCATACATATGTATACAAGAATAAAGATATAGACGAAATGTCAACATCTGCAGGAGCTGGGTCATATAACACCCCAAAAGCTTTTGCCCCAACAACAAACAATAAAAATGCTACTGCCAGTACTGGAATGAATATAGCACCGAAAACATCACTTCATACCGAATATGATCTTGTACAAGAAGCCATGGATAGTAAATATGAACACCTTATTGAAGGGTATCGTACATTTGCTTTAGGAAAGTCAAATTCAACTCCGAATCAAACTGTTAATTCATCTATTCGAGAAGTAGCTAAAAAATTAAAAGAAATTGAAGAGACTATTAGATATACAGGACGATTAAAAACCGAATCAGGTATATCACATTCTGGATTTACGGAAGGAACTAGATCGGCTTTAAATAAAATATCACATAGATTAATAAAAATATCAGAGCGCGTTAGAGCATTAGGAGAGTAGGATATGTCAAAGCCATTATTAGTAGAATATATGCAATTTAATCCAATTGGTTCACTTAACGAATCCAATGGTGCAAAATATGGAATACCAGGCGGATTTGTAGTGCAAGGTATATTGCAACGGTCCGAAGCTAAAAACCACAACGGTAGAGTATATCCTAAAAGTATTTTAATGCGGGAATGTCAACGTTACCAAAAAGAATATATAGATCAAAACCGAGCACTCGGCGAATTAGATCATCCAGAGTCTAGTGTTGTTAACTTAAACAATGTATCCCATAATGTTTTAAAAATATGGTGGGAAGGTGATGATTTAAAAGGCGTAGTACAAGTATTAGATACACCATCGGGTAAAATATTAAAGTCATTGTTTAAGGAAGGTATCACATTAGGAATATCTAGTAGAGGCTTAGGCAGTGTAAAAGAGCTGCGTAACGAAGGCGTAGTTGAAGTTCAAGATGATTTTGAATTGATTTGTTGGGACTTTGTTAGTAATCCATCGACGCAAGGTGCATTTATGGGAATGATGAAAGAATCAGTTAATAAAACAATAACAAATAAATACGGTAATGTAAATGACATAATCACATCGATACTATGTGAAGATGGAAAATGTAGGATATAAATTATGATGAAATTTGAAGCAAAAAATTTAAATGCAATACGAGATTTACTCTATGAGCAAAACATAAAAAAAGAAACTGTGTTTGGAGATGAACCAACACCATTGACGACTGAACAAAAAAGACAATTTGTAGAAGCATGTAAAACATTTTCACATATGGGTGAATCTGTATATGGATCCGGTAAACTTACCGAGATTGTAGAACGAATTTCAAGCATAGTAGAAACAGCATCTCAACTTGTAACAGAAGAAGGCGAAATGGTAGACAGCATAAGCGCTACTCGTCAAATGAAAGGAACAAAAGAAGCTTTAAAGGAATTTCAAAAGTCTGCAAATGAAGTAATGATCCACGAACGTAGAATGGCAGCAGCATTTGAAGATATCGCAGAAGGTATTCAAAAATATTTCGACGTAGGATAATTTGGACGTTTGAATATTTATTTATATAATATAAAAGAATGATAATGAGTAAGTTTAAAAAATTGTATCGAGACTTTTTTAGTTTAAAAGAAGCTTCTGCAGAACAACAAGCTGACTATAATGTTGAATTAGAAAAAACTAAAGAACTAATGCAACAAGTAAGTGATACAGCAAAAGACGCTGGTTTAACAGAAACTGAACTAGACGAAGCTCAATTAGTAAATAACCTAACAGATTATAATGGACATGTTATATATCAATTACGTGACCCACAAGAATCTAATGCCGTAGCCAAAGACATTCAACGATGGACTACTAAAAAAGGATTTACTATCATTGCTCACAAAAAATCAAAAACAGGACGCACCGGATATTTTTATTTCCGCATAGGAGAAGACCCAGGCAGCGAATCACAAAAGATTCAAGGCTATTTTGCACAACTTCCAGAATTAACTAAGTTTGCATTTAAAAAACCAGGAGCATCTGCACCAGCTCCACAAATGGCACCACGCAGAAAACAATTTAGAAAAATTTAAAACCAGTTATATGAACAAAAAAGAAAAACACCACAACAGCATCATTAGCGGTGCATCATCGTCTATTAGAGTAGTAGGCAAAGACATTGGATTTGCATTACGAGCATTTAAAGCAAAAGTAAAACACATGGGTGTTTTAGACTCAATTAAAGAAAATCGAACATTTTCGAAACCTAGTGTAAAACGACGAGCTCAACTTATCAATGCAAAATATATGCAAAAGATTCGAGATATACATCAATACGATTAATATATAAATAATATTAATTTAAGTCCTAGCAGAAATGTTAGGGCTTTTTTACTGTTTTTATACTAGCCTTATATTTATATTGGAAATACGCTATTTTATATATAGTGTCTATAAAAAACAAATTCTATTAAGATTTCAAATAATCTTATTTCCAAAAACAAATTTAAGGAGAAAACAAATGGCAAAATCAGATTTGCTAAAAGAAGCAATTGCGGATGCTAAAGCTGTTAAAGAAACTGCATTAGCCAACGCAAAAATTGCATTACAAGAAGCTTTCCATCCTAGAATGCAAAGTATGATGTCAGCTAAGATATCCGAAGAACTCGATGAGCAAGACGATGAAATGGACTTAGATGCAGAATTAGCCGGCGATGAAATGCCAGTTGATGACATGGCACCAGCAGGTGACGACATGGCAATGGATGATATGGGTGACGAAGGCGAAGCGATGGATGTTGGTGATCTAGAACTAGATACCGATATGGATGGGGAAATTGACTTTACTGGTGACATTATGTCAAAACCAGGAATGGAAGCAGAACCAGAAATGGAACCGGGTATGGATGATATGGGTGATGTACCTGTAGATGACATGGAAGGCGACGCAGGAATGGGTGACGATATGGGTGACGATTTAGGCATCGAAGAAATCATTAGAGAGTTAGAAGAAGATTTAGAAGCAGAAGGTATGCGAGGAAATCCTATTAACGCTGAAGAAGACGAACCAGTAATGGAAAATTATTCCGAAGAAGATACTGGTATCGACAAAGGCGAAGTTTTAGAAAACAAATCTATTGACGAACTTATCGAAGCAATCTTAGCTGAAGAGGAAGACGAAGAAGAAAAAGAAGACGACAAAAAAGAAGAAAAAGAAGAAATTAGCGAAGTAAAAGCTGATCTCGAAGAAGCTTACCGTACGGTTAAACATCTTCAATCAGTAATCAACGAAGTTAATCTTTTAAATGCAAAACTTCTTTACACTAACAAATTGTTCCGAAATTTTGAGTTGAATGAATCACAAAAAATGAAAGTGATTGAAAACTTTGACAGAGCTAGTAGCACACGAGAAGCAAAATTGGTATTTGCAACTTTAGCAGAATCATTCCATACGCCTAGAGCAGGAAAGAAAATTGTTAAAGAATCAAGATCAATGGCGTCTAAACCTGTTGCAACAACTGCTCCAAGTAAAAAAACAACTCAAGTATTATCAGAGGGCTTTGAACAAGCCAACCGTTGGAAGAAACTAGCGGGTTTAATTAAATAACTTTAAAAAAAGGAAAACAAAAAATGAGTTTAAATTCATTATTACAAAGTCCTGATTCTTCTCAAAGAAATGTTGTCAAAGCACATATTTCTAAATGGGAAAGAACGGGTCTATTAGAAGGTCTTTCTAGTGAGACTGAAAAAGCCGGTATGGCTACTCTGCTTGAAAATCAAGCGAGACAATTAGTAAAAGAATCAAATGCTACGGGTACCGCAGCTGGTTCTGAAGAATGGGCGGGAGTTGCTCTTCCATTAGTAAGAAGAATCTTTGCTGAATTTGCAGCTAAAGAATTCGTATCAGTTCAACCAATGAACTTGCCATCTGGTCTAGTATTTTACTTAGACTTTAAATATGGTACAGCTAAGCCTGGATTTGATGATGACAATTTAGATGTAGCTGGAGACAATGGTCATCCATTCGGAACTCCAGAAGCTGATGATTCAATGTTTGGTGTAACTAATACATCAGGTGATCCTAGTGGTGGTCTTTATGGTGCAGGTAGATTTGGATATTCAATTCCAGACGTATCGGTAGCTATAGCAGCCACAGCAGCAACTACTGGTTCTGCCGGCGGTCCTAATGCCCCTACAAGTGCATCATTAAACTTTGATTCACTATACACTGCAAATTCTACGCAGTATATGGCATTAACAGTGAATGTACCATTGAATGCTGATAAGTTAGCAATTAGATCATTTACTTTAGCATCTGGATCTGTAAATACAGAAATTATTCCAGTACAAGCATTCACAACTATTGACGCTAATTATACTGCATCATTTGTTGTTACTGCATCATTAGCAGGTGAGCTTCAACGTGCAATTAACGCTGGTGATTTGGATCTTAAGTATAGCAAACAACCAACGGATATTACTAGAGGTGACTTTGAAGATACTAATCCATTCAAAGGTAACGCTGGTGGAACGTCTGGTATTAACGAAGGTACTGATATTGATATTCCAGAAGTTAATTTGGAACTTCAAAGTGAGCCTATTGTTGCTAAGACAAGAAAACTAAAGGCTGTATGGACTCCTGAGTTTGCTCAAGACCTTAACGCTTATCACTCTATCGATGCTGAAGCAGAATT